CAGCAAAATGCGTACAATCAAGCAATGCAAAATCAATCAGCAAATATGGGCGGATTATTCGGGTTAGCTGGCAATCTCGGCGCAGCTTACATTGGTGGATAGGGGTAGATAATGGCACTAAATCCAAGGCAAATGCTGGGGCTAGGTAACACGCGCCCATCAATGCAGTATCAGCAACTAAACAACGCCTATCAGTCTGACCCGCGCCGCATGTTGGGCCAGACTTTGATGGCTCAGGGTGCAAGCGCTGCGCCTGTTAGAACGCCCTTACAAGGGCTTGGCAGGCTGTCTAGCGCTCTTGTAGGCGCATATCTACAGCGCAAAGCTGGTGATGCTCAAGTTGAGCGTGAAACCGCTATGACAGACCAAATCATGGGCATGTTGCCTGCAACAGCAACACCGCAACAGCGTGCCGCAGTGTCGGCAAATCCAGCGGCTTTCCAGCAAATGATAGCTCAAGCACAGTTTCAGCCAACATCTAAATTAGCTACTCAGGAGCTGGAGGGCGCACCCGGCGCAGTAGTTGTTGGCACTGAAACAACAGGCGCACTAGGCGGCACAACCTTTACACCTAAAAGCGTTTACACGCCGCCTGCTGCACCGAAACAAGATTTTGTTACATTGACAAAACAGGATGGCACAAGCCCTGTAACGCTGCCTTTAGGCGACCCAAGAATTGGCAATTTATTGACTGAGGGCTTTATTGAGCGGAAAAGTGGCACTGCGCCAACTGTTAATATTACAAATGACCGCGAAAAAACTATTGTAACTGAATCGGCTAAGTCAGGTATCAAAAGACTCAATGCTGACAGTGAAAAATATGAGGGAAATTTAGACCTTTTAAATAGGCTGGATGTTGCAAAGGATTTACTTGCAGGTGGCATGGAAACTGGCCCAATTCAAAGTATTTTATTGCCCTTCCGCAAAATCGGTGCTGACCTAAATCTTATCTCTGAAGAGAAAGCAAGTGAACTATCAAATCAAGAAGTGTTCAACGCAATTTCTAATTATTTGATACCGCGTATGCGTGCAGAAGGTTCAGGCGCTACCTCAAATTTAGAGGGTGCGGCATTCGCCAAGGCCACAATTACGATTGATAAAAGTCCACGGTCTAATTCAATGATTTTAGCTGGGATGAGACAGCTAGCAATTAGGCAGAATAAAATTATCCAAGAAAAAGAAGATTGGTTTTATGACAAAGATAAAGGCAATGGCAGTTTTAGAGGTTTTAGTAAATGGGCAGAAGAAAATGTGCCAGCCGCATTTCAAAGACTCGAAACAGATGCGGAACTAACGGCAGCTATTGATGCAGGAACATTGTCTGTCGGTGATGCTTTTTATGACGCATCGAATAAACGATATGAAATTTTGACAGAGGATATGATCTAATGGCGAGATTGCGATCAAAAGACGAAATAGAGGCTGATTCCCAAGCTAGTAAAGCTGGAACAGGGTTTGCTGATTTTGCACGCGCTGGTGCACAAGGCTTATCATTTGGCTTTGCTGACGAAATCGAAGCGGCTGTAACCGCTGCGTTTGATAGCGGTAAAACCTATGCAGAGGTGGTCAAGGATGTTCGCGGTCAGATAGAGAGTTTTCGCCAACGCAATCCAGCCGCTGCATATTCTACAGAGATAGCAGGCGCAATATTGCCCACAATAGCCGCACAGTTTATTCCGGGTGTCGGTCAAGCTGCCACGGCTGGCAGAGCGCAACAGCTTGCAAAAGCCGCCGGGTTTGGATTTCTGGGGCCAAAAGGGTTGCGAACAGCGCAAGTCGCAGGCACAAGCGGCGCTCAAAGTGCGCTTTATGGAGCAGGGGCAGCAGAGGGCGATGTCATAGACCGCTTGCCCAGCGCTGTAACATCAGGCGTAATAGGCGCAGTTGCGGGGCCAGTGGTTGACAAAGTAGCGCCAGCAATAACAGCAAAAGCGTCTGAACTTATTAAAAAAGGTGTTGCTTTAACGCCCGGTCAAGCAGTTGGCGGCTCAAGCCTACTTGGTACGGCATTGCAGCGCACAGAAGAAAGAGTTGCTGACACCGTGCCTCTGCTTGGTGATGCGGTGCGTGGCGCTTTTGATAGAGCAACTGCGGGCTTTAACAGGGCGACAGTTGCAGAGGCATTATCGCCACTCGGTACAAAAATACCTAAAAATTTAGAGGGAAAGCCTCTAATTAGCTTTGGCAACCGGGCATTGAAAACTGCGTATGATCGCACGTTAAGCAAAATGAAAATAGAAGATATTACGCCTGTTGCGTCACAAATTAACGAAATTACAAAAGACCTTGCTGATGATATTGCAAAAGACGTCAAAGGCAGGGCAGGCAGATACATTGTCAATCAATTCAAAAACGGAACCATGTCTGGGCAAGATATCAAAAAAGCACAAACATTTCTACGCCGTGATATAGAGCGCTTAAAAAAAGAGGGTTCTGAGGTAGCGGCTAGAAAGGCTGATGCCTTGACTGATATCCGCAATGTGTTCAGCGCAGAGCTGCAAAAAGCTAACCCAACACAAGGTCAAGTTCTAAATAACATTGACAGGTCTTATGGCAATTTTAAAATTGTTGAGGCTGCGGAAGTGCGCCGTGGAACTACTGACGGATTTTTGCCCGGGGATTTATTGCAGTCTGTCAAAAAATCAGACACTGGCAGAAATAAAACAAAATTTGCTACTGGCGAAGCTCGGATGCAGCGTATGGCAACTGATGCTCAAGAGGTCATGGGCAATATGACACCAAACAGCGGCACGGCTGCAAGGCTTATGTCTCCAACTGGCTTAGGTATCGCATCTGCGGGGGGCGGTGCGTTAGCACAGGCTGATCCATTTACTATAGGTGCAACTTTAGCATCCCCACTAGCCTACACTTCGGCTGGCGTGCCGATAGCAAGAAACCTAGTGGCAGGGGCTGGCAAAGGGATGCGGGCTGCTGTGCCAGTAGCAGCGGCGAACACCACAGAAATGAGCCGCCAAATGTTAGCAGATATTCTGAGGCGATAAGTGGCCCAGAAAAAACTGCAAGAAGATAGCTCGTTTTCTAAGTATGACAAAAACGGCGATGATGTCCTGTGTGATGCAGAGCTAACGACTGCACTAGACTTAGAGTTTAGACGCAGAGAGCTAGAGGACGCAGATGCACGCCGGGATTCCATGCGATACATGACATGGTTTGCCCTGTTTGGAACCCTCAATTATCCAGCCGCAATTTTAATAACCGCAATGCTTGGCTATGACACAGCCGCAAGCATCATAGGTGATATTGCGCCAACGTACTTTGTAGCAAACTCAGCGCTGGTTGCAGCCTATTTTGGGGCTAATGCCTACGCTGAAAAAAAGATGGATAGAAAATGATACAGGCATTAATAGGCCCGGTAACAGGGTTGCTAGACAAGTTTATCGAAGACAAAGACCAGAAAAACAAGCTAGCGCATGACTTAGCCACAATGGCAGACCAGCACGCGCAAGAGCTTGCAAAAGGTCAGTTAGAAATCAACAAAGCAGAGGCGCAACACAGGTCTATATTTGTAGCTGGTTGGCGGCCTTTTGTTGGTTGGACTTGCGGAGTAGCACTTGCTTGGCATTTTGTTTTAGCGCCATTTACCATGTTTGCTTGCGCTTATTTTGGCGTGGCTATACCTGAATTGCCTACCTTCGATATGTCATCTTTGCTTACAGTTTTGATGGGTATGTTGGGCCTTGGTGGCCTGCGTACATTTGAAAAGACAAAGGGGTTGAGCAAGTGAAACTCTCTGCAAATTTCACGCTTGATGAGCTATTAAAAAGCCAGACAGCCGAGCGCCGGGGCATCCCTAATAATCCAGACCCCGACCAGATAGAAGCGCTAGAAAAGCTGTGTGAGAATATACTGCAACCTGTCAGGGATGTGCATGGGCCATTTATGGTTTCATCAGGTTTTCGCAGTCCAGAATTATGCGTTGCTATCGGCTCTAAAATTACCTCACAGCATTGTTGCACGGGCGGCAAACACGCTGCCGCAGATTTTGAAGTGCCGGGCATCGACAACTATGATTTGTGTTTATGGATCGAAAAAAACCTGCCTTTCGACCAGCTTATTCTTGAGTGTTACGAGGGCGGCAATACAGGCTGGGTGCATTGTTCCTATGCTGATGCGGGCCGCAAAGAAACACTGACCTACAACAAAGCTAAAGGCTACCGCACGGGGCTGTTAAAAGATGGCTAGAGCGAAGCCCGCAAAGGGTAAAGCAAAGGTCAAAATCACAGCCACTGGAAAGCGGGTCAGCTACGGTCAAGCTGGCAAGGCCAAGGGTGGCGGGGCAAGGGTGCGACCCGGCACATCAAAGGGTGATAGCTACTGCGCTAGAAGCGCCGGGCAGATGAAGAAGAATCCTAAAGCAGCAAAGAATCCAAACAGCCCGTTGCGGCTATCGCGCAAGCGGTGGAAGTGCAGCGGCGCTAAATCACGACGAACAGCATAAGGAGATAGCTATGCCAATGGGTAAAGGAACGTATGGAACAAAGGTGGGTCGTCCTGCAAAAAAGAAGCCTGTAAAAGTCGCGGCTAAAAAGAAGCCAAGAGGCCGGATGGGTGGACGTAGTTTAAGAGGAGTGTAATTATGAAGCGACCCGGATTATATGCCAACATTGCAAAAAAACGCGCTCGTATTAAGTCGCAAAAAGCGGCTGGCAAGAAGCCTGAACGGATGCGTAAACCCGGCACAAAAGGCGCTCCGACAGCCGCATCATTTAGAGCCGCAGCTAAAACTGCCCGTAAACCCAGACGGGCTTAAAAAGTGGTTAAGTTTGGTTAAGGTTTCTGGCTACCATGTAGTCCCATCCGTAACCAAAATACACCATAAACTGCGGAAAAGTACCCTCTAAAACTGCTTAAATCCGCCCTTTCACGGCGGCAACACCGGTTCAAATCCGGTACGGGATGCCACTCTTTTATTAAATAATATCATATACTTAACAAGCCCTCGGCCTTCTGGTCGGGGGCTGTTTTTTTGTGTTTGGTTAAGGTTTGGTTAAGGTTTTTATTAACAAGCCTTCCATAAGTTGACATTTTATGCCATACTCAGTGCATGAAATAGCATTTGTGGAGGCTTAGATGAAAGACTTAAAAGTTAGGCAGCGGTCAGGCCGGGGCCATTTTGTTATAAATGCAGTAAGAGTTGGACTTTCTCATTCGCATGGTAATTTCGCAACTGAGGATGATGCAAAAAAAGAAGCAGAAATATTAAAAGCTAAGTTTCTATTAAACGTAGATGTTGTTGCTTCTGAAAAGCCAAAACTGTTTTCAGTGTCAGATGCGATTGACGATTATTTAGCAAATCAAGAACTGCTAATGACAACTGCATATCATAACGAGCAGACATTTAATTTAAAGTTAATGAAGGCAATTAAATATGATGGCATGCAAATACAAAAACATCAGATCGAAAATCTAGGCGCAAAGTCTCACCGCGCAAAATTGCGAACCTGCCTCCAGCTAGAAATACAAAACGAAGGCCAGAGCCACGACACTATGTCTAAACGCCGCAAGCACTGGCAGAAGTTTTTTAGCTATGCAGTTGGCAGGGGCTGGCTTGATGCAAATCCTATCGCAGATTTAAAACTGCCAGAAAAAGATGCGGTTGATGGCAGAGCGCCAAAGGTACAAAAAGATTTCATAAGCTGGTTGCAAACTGACGGTCTTGATGCTTACAGCGACGCATATATAAATGCCGCTGAAAAGGTGCTTGCCTCTGGACGCAAGAAATATAAGAAACGTGACAAACTGACCATCCCACCACAACGGCTAGAGCTAATGATGTTAGTGGCAATGACAACTGGGATTCGTCAGGGTGAGCTAAGAGGCATCAGGCGCTGTGACTATTCATCTAACAGGCAAATTATTACAACGCGCCAAACTATAAAACATGAAACAAAAAATGTTGGTAAAATCAAAACTTCTCAGGGGCAAAACAGAAGTATCGAGGTGCCAGCGGAAGTTTGCGCTATGCTGGATAGCTACCTTGCCACAAGCAAATTTCAAGAACCGACTGATTTGATTTTTCCGTCATCAGTTGGAACGCCACTGCGAAAAAATGATTTTAGTAATATCTGCAAGCCAATCCGAAAGGCTTGTCCGTTTTTAGATGAAGACACTGGCGAGGTATTGCATTTTGTCTGGGGTGATTTGCGCCACGCTTTTGCCAGTAATTTGATTGATCGTCTTGGGGCTAATTGGGCAGAGGTTGCTGAAAGCATGGGCCACACAAACGCCGACTTTACACGCAAACAATACGGTCATTACATCGTTGATGAGGAGAAGAGCCAGCGCAAGCGCGAGGCGGCTGGCGGCATATTGGTAAAAAAAGAGAGGCGCTTATAGCGCCCCTCTAATCCTCTCTAAAAGTTTCTGCCAAAATGATTTTGGAGCTTTCCGATTATCCCAGTAAGCTCTTAGCCGTTTTGAGTGCGCGGCCTTTTGCTCATCTGTCCAAGGCTTTCTTGGTTTTCGCATTTTGTCTCTCCTAATTTATCAATTTCAGATTTCGGAATGTAGTAGCGTGATCCATCCATCACCGCATTAAACACGCCTGACTTTATCCAGCGTCTTACCCTCTTACGGCTGGCCTCATTATAGCCTTCAGCAAACAGAGCATCACAAGCCTCTTTGAGCGTGTATAGAAGCTGATTAGAACTCATATGGCGGCTCACTTATTGGCGCAGGCGGCGCTGGCGCAATGGGTGCAGGTGCAGCAGGTGCTGGGCTGACAGAGGCTGGCCCAGCGCCATCATTAATAAACAGCGTAGAGCTACAGACCTTATGATATGTATCACCAATTTTTACCTGCAATTCCAGCGAAGGCTGCTTTTTCCAATCGTCTTTATTGGTGTTGTAATAATTATCAAGCTGTGCTTTTAGCTCCGGGTCTTGCACATTAAACCAAAGCGAGATGCTTAGATTTTCGTCAACGCGGATTTCGCGTTGTAGCCGTTCAGCTTTTACGGTTGCTTTATACTCAGGTCTTGCCATTTCTTATATCCTCTTCGTGTTGCTTCCAAATCGCGTAAAATCGGTTGTATTGTGCAGGCTGTTCTTTATGCATCTGCATAAGCTCCGGGTTTATTTCACTGACCCAGGCATTAAGGCTGACAAGTGATTTAAACGTCCTGCATTTTGCCTCTAACTCTGACGTATCGACTGGCTTTGTGTTGCTATTGTCCTGCAACGAGCCATTGATTTGTCCGTCATCATCATCATCAAAATCTATTTCTTGGATGCCAGCGGCAAGCCCAAGCGCTGCCATAAGGGCATAACGCCGGGCGTAACTAATAGCTGACCCAAGTTTCTGGTTGTTGGTCATATCATCGACAGCAATCGGATAGCGCCCAACCTTCTCATCGCCGCTAATATGCATGATGTAGGTCTTTAGGTGCATCCCTATGCCCTCTTCATAATCAACCAACTGGCTGAATGAGAGGCCGTGCTGGGCCGCTTCTTTTACTTTGGTCATTACTGACCCAACAGATGCGTACTGGCTTCTGTTGCCCGTCTTATCTAATTCTAGCCCGGTCTGCGCGGCTTGGAATGTAGCAAGAGCTTTTGCTAATTCATTCATTGTCACCTTCCACTCTTTTCGTGTTAAATATGCCCTTATGGGCTGGGTTATTCTTCATCCATAGCCGCGCATAATACGGCTTGTGATGGTCGTTTAATTTGACAGCTTCCCCGTCCGGGCGTGCATCAATAATTGCAACTGATGTCTCCCAGCGGATGCGCTCCATAATCATCTGGCTACCAATGCGCTCATAACCGCGCTCGATAGCTTGCTTTGTAAAGCGATCCCAAAGCTGATAGACGATTGGGTTTTGCTTATGAAACGCCATAAACTTAGCCTCTCGCTCGTTGCGAGGCACCTCTAGCACGTCAAATAGGTTGCGTTGCTGTTCCATTAGAAATGCCCCGGCACAGCGGCATAAAGCAGGCTTATGATGGCCCAGAGCCAAAGGGTCGTGAACAATGCGCCACAGCTATATTTCAGCACCTGCATTGCAGTCCTGTATCTGCGCCGACTGCGCTGAATATCGTTGACCTGATGGAAATGTAAGTTGATATATTTGTCTTTTATCATTTGAACCCCCATAGCGTTTTGGCTTCATCAACAAGGCTGGGTTTCATATCCCATGCCCACATATGCTTAAAATCTGGCTCAACTAGGCGCAGCATATCCTCAACTGAATCAGTGCTTTTGAGTAGATTTTCGCGGATGGCGCATTTTGCAATGATGTGCTTCAGCGCTGACTGCAAACCTTGCTCAGTCAGCCTCTCGCAGTTATCAGCGTTAAAAATGCGGTAATCTTTTGCTGTTGCGTAAACGATTGTCTGCATCAGCCCGGTGCCAGCCCAATAGCCTGCAACTTGGCAGATGTGGCTCCAGTCAGGCTGTGAGGGCAGGGCAGCGCTACGCTTGCCGGACTTAGTATTAGCCGCAACACCCGACCATTTTGTTTTTAGCTCGATGCGGCGTGAAAAATCTGGAAACCCAGAGTAAGGCAAATCAAGCCCGTTTAATTGTGTGAGAATTTCTGTCTCGCCCGTGATTTGATTGATGCCTGCTATGCTGTGAGCCTCGCGGATGCCATCGACAGCGTTCTTAATAACAAGGTCATATTCATCACGATTGACAGACAGCTTGCGCTCATCCTTGCCATCATCCCAGCCTCTTGGCTCATATTCATCAAATAGAGCCATGCCAGAACGCACAACCGCATCAAAGCTATGACCGTCAAGCAAGTGCTGATTAACGCAATCCTGCACAATACGGCCTGCCAGCATGTTTGCATTATCATTGTCTAAAAATTGAATTGTTTGCTTGGCAATAATTTTATCGCCATCAGCCTCGCCCTTTAAAACTTTCCAAGCCGCATTTTTGCGAGGACGCAAAACACACTTATCAAAAAGCGTGGCGCATAGAGGGCGCGAAGGGTTGCTGTGATGTAAATAATGTTTTTTCGTTGCCCACGAAATATCTTTTGGCGCTAGCATAAAAAAACCTCTCAGTAAGAATCACTGAGAGGAGATTAAGAAGCTAGACTTTAAATGTCAAGCGGGTATGTTTTAAAAGTCTGCAATACTATCAACAAAAGCGACATCACGCAGGTCTGGACGAAGTATAACTGCCAAGATAGGCGTAGCCCATTCGAGTTCTAAGCCTCTATATATGCAGTTATTGTCGTAAAAAACTTGTTGCGCAATCGTATAAAGACCGCCCGGCTCTGGAAATAAAACGCCTTGTGTAAATGTTTTCATCACACCGCTTATTAATTGAGGTTCTTTTAACTTTACCCAAGAAGGATACTGATAACATTCTTTATCAATATAGTTCCCTTCGATAGGCGCTAATCTAATCGTTTCTAATGCGTTATGATAATGTGAAAACGGCCCAACAAAATCTTTTTCAGCAGCCCATGTTACAGCGCCAGTGCCAGATTGGTGGAATGAACTTAGATAAGCATAGCCAAGTTTATTTGTTTCTGGCGATTCTTCAAAAGTATTGACGCTAACAGTGTTGTTGTCTGCATCATTCTTTAAATGAACCTTACCCACGATTTTCACAGGGTCTGATTTGTATGATATTTGATGTGGGGTACAGCCAAGGATTTCGGCATAGTCCTCTGCATCACGCAAAGTCATAGGCACCTTTTCATGAATATGCCTTGACAGGGTTTCAGGCGTAACGCCTTTTCGCTCTGCAACTACTTTCTTTTGTAAGCCAGCAGCCCGGATCATTTTATCTAGATTATTGTTCATAATAACCATGTTACATACCCTGTCATTTTGTGTCACTTAAAAATATCTGTAAGTGGGTTGCCATAAGATGTCAACTATATTACTTACAAAAGCATGACACTTGATGACTTTAGAAAAAATCAGGGCTGGTCTTACAGCAAACTAGCTGACGCTGTAGGAGCGAGCCACGCAACAATAGCCCGGCGCTGGTGTCTACCCGCTGGGAATGTGCAGCGCAAAATCCCTCATCCAACATATATGAGCCGCATTGTAACCCTGACTCACGGGCTGGTTCAGCCCAACAGCTTTTATGATGTGTCGCAGGATGACTGAGGACGAGCTACAAGCGCATGTCGTTCAATGGCTTGATGCGGCGCTGCCTATGGGGTCTGTCGTCCATCACTCCCCAAATGAGGGTAAACGCCATGTTGCTTATAAGGTAAGGCTTAAAAAGCTCGGCATGGCGGCTGGCTGGCCTGATTTAGAAATATTTGTGCCGGACACCGGGTGGTTAGATATTGAGGCTAAAGGCCCGATAATGTTTGAGCTAAAGCGCCCCAAGGGCGGGAGCCTATCGCCAAATCAAAAAGATATACAAGAACGGTTGCGCTGTTGCGGCGTGTATTGCGTCACAGCAAAGCGTCTAGCGCAGGTTGAGGCGTATTTAAGGCCGTTGCTGGCCTTGCGCGATACAGGCAGAGCTAACCTAGTGCGTCAGTTATGTGAGGCGCAAGGTGGTTGATTACATGAAAATCAGCCGCGAATGTGGCATCTGGGAGACGGTTGCTGAATGTGAGGGCTGTAATGGCTCTGGAAGCCGCGACCAAGATTACCACGTTATAGACCATGATCATGGCGGCTATATCGGCACCCGGTTTGCTGATTGCTCAGACTGCGCGGGTAATGGCTGGCGGCACCTGACAGAAGCAGAAGAGGAGCAGCTACATGCTTTGCCCTGCCTGCAATAACCGCACAATCGTGAAGGACAGCCGCCCTTATAAGAAGTCTATAAGGCGCAGGCGTTTTTGTGAGCGCTGTGAATCATCATTCAGCACTGTTGAGCAATTAGCCCGGCTGACCCGTGGCAAGACCGTCACCAAGAAAGCAGCGCCTGCTAAAGCGCCGCAGAAAACCCCGCCTAAGAAGTCAGACCAAGATTTGATTTGGGATGACCTGACTGATGATGAGCTAGAGATTGCGATATTCGAGGGCAGGGTGTCGCTCGATGACTGAGCTTATGCATCACATTGATCTCTGCTCTGGCATAGGCGGCTTCAGCCTTGGCTTTCAGCAAGCTGGCTTATCCAAGCCTGTGCTGTTCTGCGACACTGATGCGTGGTGCCGCAAGGTGCTGGCAAAGCACTGGCCTGATGTGCCGATTTCAGAAGATGTAAAGGAGCTTGCAAATGACCCAGAAAGACTTGTTCCAGCAACAGACCCCAGAAACACCATCCTCACAGCCGGATATCCCTGCCAGCCCTTCAGTGTTGCCGGAAAGCAGAGAGGCACAGAGGATGACCGCCACATCTGGCCGTACATTAGCCAAATTATTTCACGCAAAAGACCCGCTTGGTGCGTTTTCGAGAATGTTTATGGTCACATCGCATTGGGCCTCGACCAAGTGCTTGCTGACTTGGAAGCCCAAGGTTACGCCACAAGGACGTTTATTGTGCCAGCTTGCGGTGTCAACGCCCCGCACAGACGAGATAGGGTCTGGATCATCGCAAGAAATGTGGGCAACGCCGCGCACAACGGACGGGACGGGCGGGCCGCGCAAGCTGGACGAGAGGGGCAGGCGCATCAGCCACAGCAGCAACCTAGTGTTCGGGGCGAACCTATCAGACCAAGTGAGGATGTGGCCTATACCGACAACGAGGGACCACAAGGGTGGCTACCAAGGGGGTCGGATACGGAACGGCAAGGTGTCGATGGACACTTTGGACGTAGCAGTACAGCACACAGACAACCAGCAAAAGACTGGTGGGCAGTTGAACCCCCAGTGGGTCGAGTGGCTCATGGGATACCCAGAAGGGTGGACAGACTTAAAGGGCTAGGTAACGCCATAGTGCCGCAGATAGCGCAGCGTATAGGCGAGACAATCAAGAAAGCAGAGGGGCTATGACAGAGCAGCAAGCGATGCAGATAGCCCGTGATGAGTATGCCCGGCTAATAGCTGATGGCATGGGTATCTTCCGCATTGCAGAGGCGTGGGGCATCGAGCGCGAATATACAGGCTCTGTAAAGGCTCTCAGCCTTGACCTTGTATGGATAGACACGCCAGAGCCACTAAAGCAGAGGGGCTTCCTGAGCGAGCCTTATCTGCTTGCGGAGATGGCAAAGCAAGTGAGGGCCATAAGCAGTGAAGAAGAAGAAGGCAGTAAGCAGAAAGCCACTGATGATGTCTGGCGTGAGCCAAGGCGAAGACAACTGCGCGTTGTGCAGAAAGCTACATAAACATGCAGATGGAACGTGGATTATTACAGGTGCAGGGACGTTTTTATGCTGCAATGATGTGTGCTGGCGTGAGTTTGCGGCGCGAAATGCAACACGATCTATATAGAGTTATCTTTACACAGATATCTTTACACAGACGAAGCAAGCGAATGATTATTTATCTATATAAAAGATTTAAAATCTTAGCTTTCAATCTTTGTTAAGATAGACAACGGAGTTGATTTTAACGATGCCTGAAAATCCGTCAAGCCCTAAAATTGAAAATTATATGGTTCAGCAACTTATTAGCAAAACAGCTAAGAGCATGAACTTCAATTATCGCGCTAAAGTTGCAAAAAGAAAGGTCAATAAT